CAAGTGTGTCAGCTAAAATAATTGGAGAAGATTGGGCAGATGTTTCTGAAGGCTCTGAGACATGGTCAATCCAAAATGTTGGATCAGAAGTTTGGACAACTCAAAATGTTGGAAGTGAGGTTTGGTTACAGCAATGATTAAATTTGGAGAATGGTTGCCAGATCAGCCTGATTTAGAAAATGCAGGAGTTACAATAGCTAATAATGTAATCCCTGCTATTTCAGGATATAGACCAATAAATAGTTTTCAAGCTGTATCAAATGCAGGAGATGCTGTTTTAAAAGGAATATTTGCCTCAAAAGATAATTCAGGCAATGTTAAATTATTTGCAGGAAATGCTAGTAAATTATATGAATTTAATTCAGGAAATTCTAATTTAACAAGTATTGGAAAAGGCGGAGGATATTCTTTAACTAATGATGAGAAATGGAGATTTGTTCAATTTGGAACAAGTGTCATTGCTTCAGGTGGTGTAGGAGAAACTCTTCAAGAATTTACGTTAGGAACAGATAGTGCTTTTGCTGATTTAGCAAATGCTCCTAAAGCTGATTTTATGGCTGTTGTAAGAGATCAAGTTTGGATTGCCAATATAGATGATGGATCGGGAAGAATACCATATAGAACAAAATGGTCAGGTATAAATGATGCTACAAGTTGGAGTAGTGGAACTGATCAAAGTGACTTTCAAGACATTCCAGATGCGGGAGCAATAACTGGATTAGTTGGCGGAGAGTATGCAACTATATTAATGGAAAAAGCAATTTGTCGAGCAAGTTATGTCGGTACTCCTTTAATATACCAAATTGATAAAGTTGAAACAACTAGAGGCTGTGCTTATTCAGGATCTGTTGGAAATATTGGAAGGTTAATATTCTTTCTTTCTGAAGATGGTTTTTATGCTTTTGATGGAACACAAAGCGTTCCTATAGGTGCTGAAAAAGTTAATAAGTTTTTCTTTAAAGATTTTAATAGTTCTTTTGATTACAAAATGAGTTGTGCGGTTGATCCTACAAATCAAATTGTTGCATGGAGTTATGTATCAAATGCAAACACATCAGGGGCAACTCCTGATAAATTATTAATTTATAATTATGCAGTTAAAAAATGGTCTATAGCAAATGTTACAGCAGACTTAATTTCTCCATTTTATACAGCAGGATATACATTAGAAGCTTTGGATAATTTAAGTTCTACACTAGAAGGACTTCCTGCCCCATTAGATAGTAATTTATATAAAGGTGGTTCATTTTTATTTGGTGGAAGTTACTTAAATAAAATTTATGCTTTTACTGGTCAGCCTCTTGATGGAACTATTGAAACTTCTGAATTTTCAGTTAACAAAGGCAAACATTCTTTAGTTACAAGAACCATTCCTTATTTTAGAGATGGCGTTGTTACAATGCAAATTGGTGCAAGAGATCGTCAAGATGATGAAGTTGTTTATTCTTCTTCTAATACATTAAGTGATGAAGGTTTTGTTCAGCATAGATCGCAGGGAAGATTTCATAGAATTAAAATGAATATTTCAGGTTTTTGGGATTTTGCACAAGGGGTTGATATTGAAGGTCAGCCATTAGGTAGAAGATGACAAGAGTTAATAATTATCGAAGGCTTTCGGCTTTAGGTGATGAGCCAAGAACAATATCTACAGTTGTTAATAATATTTTAGATGGAAAATTAAATTCAACTGGATCTATTACATTAACTAATAGTTCAGCAACAACCACATTATCAGATGATAGAATTGGCGGAGACAGCGTAATATTATTTATGCCGACAACTAGTAATGCTTCATCAACTACAATTTATGTCACAGCAAGGCAAAAAGGTCAGGCAACATTAAATCATGCAAATGCTTCAACCACTAGATCCTTCGATTACGTCATTTTCGGATGATGTTAATAGGTGCAAAAAATGGATTGTTGATGCTTTAGAATATGCTCACAACAGCCATAGTTTTGAACAAGTTATAGATATTGTAAAAAGAGGAGATGCTCAGTTTTGGGCGTTTTCTGATAGTGCAATAGTAACTGAAATTATTGAGTACCCGCAAAGAAGAACTCTTCGATTTTGGCTTGCGGGCGGGAACTTAAAAACACTTTTAGACGTAGAGCCAAAAATAAGAAAATGGTCTATATTATACCAATGTGAAGCGGTTGAAATTATAGGTCGAAAAGGTTGGGAAAAAGTTCTTAAAGGATATGAACCAACAGCAATCGTTTTAGTAAAGGAAATATAATATGTCAAAAGGTGGTGGTGGCGGAAGTTCAGGAACAGTTAATACTCAGGTTGAACCGCCTGCTTATGCAAAACCATTTTTAGAGTATGGATTAGCAGAGGCTAAAGATAGATATACTTCTGAAATGCCTTCATATTACCCTGATAGCACAACTGTAGGATTTGCTCCTGAAAGTGAGATGGCTCTCCAAATGCAAAGGAATAGAGCCTTAGATCCAAACAGCATGACTGCTACAAGTCAGAATGTAATCAATCAAAATTTAATGGGAACTAATCCATTAATGAGCATGGCATTTAAGCCAGTAATTGATTCTGTTACATCGCAATTTTCAAAAGCAGGCAGATATGGATCGGGTGCAAATCAGGGAGCAATGGCTTCAGCTTTAGCACCTTACGCTTATCAGGCACAAAAAGATGCTCTAAAACTTGCTCCATCATATCAGAACTTAGATGCTCAACAACTGGCTCAAGTTGGATCTGCAAGAGAAAGCGATGCAATGGCGAGTTTACAAGACAATATTAATAGATTTAATTATGAGCAAAATATAGACGATCAGAAGCTTCAAAATTATATGGGAGTTGTTGGTGGTGGAACTGTAGGCTCTCAATCAATTCAACCAGTATTTAGAAATCAGGGTGCTAGTGCTTTAGGCGGTGCAATGGGTGGAGCTCAATTAGCAGGAATGATAAACCCTGCTTATGCAGGCTATGGTGCTATTGCAGGCGGATTGTTGGGGATGGCATAATGGCAAGACCTATAGATTATTTATTAGGAAATAATATAGATAAAAGAACTGGTTTACCAATGGGCGTTATTGGTGGCAATCCTTCTTATATGCCATCTCCAGTAAAAATGTCTGCTTTGCCTCAAGTGAGTAATGGTCAAGCATATAATCAAGATATTGCAATGAGGTCAGGCAATCCTATTCCAAATAGACCAATGACAAATGCAGGAATTATTCAAAACACGCCTTTTAAAAACAAACCAAATTTAAACCCAAACATATCTAATCAAGTTAATACTATTCCTCAAACAAATGGTTTATTAGGAAAAAATTTTACTGATCCTAAAACAATGGGATTGTTAGGTGCTTCTGCTGAGTTACTAAAGGCAGGAGGTTATTCAGTAGGCAAGCCTGCTCCAACTATGGGAGAAGCTTTAGGTAATGCGATGAATACTGGAATGGCAAATTATCTAGCAGTACAACAAGCACAATTAGCACAGCAAGTAGCACAGCAAAAAGCCAATGCTCCCGTATCAGTTGCGAAGGGTGCAAAATTATATTCAAAAGATGGAACATTGTTAATTGATAATTCTGAAGGTTTTGGATTTTCAGGTACTGGATTTACAAATCAATCTGCAAACACTTTGTTACAATATTCTGAAGGTGCTGAAAAAGGAACATTAAGTCCTGCTCAAATGGCAAAATATAAACTAGCTTATGGTTATTTAAATAAAGAAAAAAATATTCCAATACCAAATGCAAATGGTGGTGTTGATTACATCAAAGAAGCACCGCAAAATTTAGATGGTTTTTTTAATCCTTTTCCTGAAAATAGAGACAGTTCCAAAGTTGGCGAGAAACCTTCTGCACAACAATTAAAAATTATCGAAAATAAACCTAAATTAAACATGATGTTAGGAAACCTTAATAGGTACAGATCTAAGTTAGATGATTTAGCTACTTCAACTCAACTTAGAGGTTCTATAGGTATTCCAACCTCAGAGGCATCTAAAGTTTCAGCTATGGCTGAGAAATTAAGATTAGACATAAAGAACCTTTACGAATTGGGTGCTTTGGTCGGTGGAGACTTTCAAATTTTGGATAACTTATTAACAAGCCCCGTTTCTCAACAAGGGGTTATGATGGGAAGTAGTGGACTTATTGCACAGCTATCAGAGTTAGAAGAAACACTTGTTTCTAAATTAAATTCTTATGGAGTTAGTGGCAACATTGGTTCATTAAGTACACCTATTGCAATTAATTCTCAGGATGGATGGAAGAACGCAACCCCTAACTTATATTACAAACTACCTGATGGGAAAATTGTCTTGAAGGGAAGAAAATAATGGCATGGTATGACAATTTAGGTGATGCAACCGAAGTATCTACAAATAATAGTAAAACATCAAATTCTTCAAAAAATAGATCTATTGGCGATTATGTGGTTGATA